TGGGAATGTCCAGCTATGCCGGGCTCTTCAAAAGGTCACGCCTATATGTCAAGTAAATTCCACAGCCGAAGCTGCTTAAAACCAAGACAAAAGTCATGTGCCCAAAGAGCTCCGGCATTCGAGTATAAATACCCCCTTACGGCCGTGTCGTAAGGATACCTCTAAAAGGTATGATGCCCCTATTAAGGGGAAAAACGCATGTTTATGTAATATGCAACATTTGCCTACTCAGGTAGGACTTGGTGTTGTGCTCCCCACTCTTATGTAGGCTGGAACATTCAGGAAATAAATCAACTGAAAGTCTGGCCCAGTACCACAGTACTGTTCAAGAATAGAACTATCATCCGCCACAGTAGTCACCTTGCGCAAAGCTAAAAACAAGAACAGGTCATCTGCTGACCCGTCTGGTAAAGCTAAGTTCTGGTAATTGTGGTAGTCAAGATTCCTGTAAAAGAACTTACTGTTCGCATAATATGGGAGATTGACAGACAGGCCAGCCTGAGTGGCCTGATGAGTCAAGGCAACCCCAGTAGCACCACTGGGGAGGCCCACGGAAGTTCCGACTCCACCGTTGAGCGCAGACATCATTTGTGACTGCGACCCCGCACTCTGCACAAAAGTGCTGTACGAGGGTATAACATTGGTGGTGTCATCTGTCCGTGACACACTTACCGAAGAGTACAAAGAATCTCCACTGGCTCCTAGGCGCAACGCGTTAAACGTGTTGTTTGTGCTGCCTTTGTAGCCAATAAAGCATGCTAAGACCCAGGTTATCGGATGAACCTGGGAATAGTTGAAGCTCTTGTACGTACCCGCAGGACCAACGATACTATCAGCTTTTTCAAGCCCATTGATCGTATAGCCGTAGGGTCGCGGCGTTCTCCTAAAAGGAACGCGCCACAACATCACTCCATTTGCCGCAAAAACAGCATTTGGGATGACGTGCGTACAGACCTTACTCTGACGATGGAGCAGCTCTCGTAGAGACACAATCCTTTCTCCAAACATTTCGTCATAAACTTGGGGGTCACTCTTGGTGTCCGCACCCATGTTGATGTACGTCTTTTTAGATTGTAGGACCATATGTGTCGCTAGTTCTGGCGGGTTAACCGGAACAGCAAACTCCATTTCATCTCCACCACGGACAAAAACAAGTAAGTCCACATCCGACGAGGCCTCAGGGGCCGTCAGTTGGGAAAGGACTCGAACCTGTAGAACTCCGTTACTATCCGCCGTTCCGCCAGTGGGTGTGGCCCCATTGGACCACATAACAAACTCGCTAGAGTTGCTCCACAACTTTTGGAAAGGTTTGGATTGGAGATAAGGAACCCTCAATTCCACCTCATCATCTTCTTCCAGATCCATAACAACATTGAAAACTGTAGGCTGTCCAGTCACTGGACCGGACGCCAAATTCGATGCTGTAGTATCCCAGGCGATGTTAATTCGCCCTCGATGGAACTGGCTCCTGATAATCTTGAAACGGAATATCAAATCGCCACGCCAGTACTTAAAAAGTCTACTCACGTAGTGCATCGGTGTGGCATAGACAATTGTCTTACCAGATGATACACTCACATTCAACAGCTGCGGTGTAATTGCAGTTGTGAACAAGATCTTATCTGTAGCATCAGTTGTGCTCCAGAGTGAACCTGTGAGAAAACTCTCTCGAGTAACCAGCGATTTTATCGATAGTTCGTCTTCCGCAGGCCCACCATCATGAGTAGCGCCAATAGCAATTTCTTGCTTCGGCTGCAAACTCAATTTGTTGATGGGCTCACTTATCGACGAACTGGCCAACGTATGGAAAGCAGTAGGCTTGAAAGGTTCCACGTCACGAATATTGGGAACATTTGTGAACCCAAAATAACTCGCAACGCTTCCGACTGCACCAGCTACCATTTCGGTAGCTTTCGCAAACCCCCCTATAACAGGGGCGTCGCTCAGTCGTGACGCTATACTAGCCACAGTGCTCGCAGGCCCGGATATTTGTCCGTTGCCTACGTACTCCTTCTTAGCCTGCAATACGCCTGCATCAGTGAAACCCGAAAGTTCCACGTCCTCAAGCCATGCATAGGCCATGATGGTTACTCCATTTGTGGTTACCCCGTTTGCAGAACGCAAAGCTGCGAACTGTACGAGGTCAATTCTTCCCATATTGGTAAACTCGCTCATTTTACCAATCTCTAGGAAGTTTTTGTGCAGAAGGAAGGGCAAAGTCATTTCAGCTGAGGATACCGACTGTGGGTCAAGCCACACAGAGGGTCTCTGGCTGTATAGAATCTGTCTTCCAGCTGCGCTACCGGTCGTTCTCATTAGCGAATCATTTGTGAACCCAGAAGAGGGCTCATAGAAAGCGCCAATGGAACCATAGTAGAACTGGCTTGCGTTTATGGTGAACTTCAAGTGAAGGGTACACCGAACAAAAGCAAAGCCACGAAGCTTCTCTTTGACTCTTGGGTTACTAAAATAGTAATACCAAGGCTGGAAGTTCGACTGTTCTACGGTCGCGCTGTTCTCCGTCCAAGTAAAGTTTAAAACTCTAATTGGTCGGGACAAGAAATCCTTAAGCTGTGAGTCAATGATTTGACTCTTAGCTGTCGGATCGAACTGCGTCTTGTCTACAAACGTGTCAGGTACTGATTCATTTACGAAAACAGTCTGCTCCACAGTGGAGCTAACACCTACCGCAGCGTCGGTATGTGTAGACTGTAAATCGTCTTGGGTCGTTGTTTGTTTAGAAAGCGGGTATATTGTCGGGTGGAGGAGCACGCTCAAGCTCGACCACCGTATCCTTCATCTCGAGAACCAACCGGTCTCTTCCGTAAATACGGATTTCGGGGATCGCCCAGGTAAGTTTCCTCTGTATCTCCACGCTCTCAGCCGCTTTAGAAGGTCGTTCGTCAGCTGAGCAGTAACTAGATTCAGAGGGGACATTTTGGTTAAGACCTTTGTCCAAGGCCTCGTCTTGACATTCTTGGGAAGCCGCCCAGAATCTCTCAACGTTTTCGTCCCAAGTGGGACGTTCAAAATAGCGCATGTGTGCCAAAAGCTCGGGGCTCTTGTCACACAAGTCAATGCTCTCATTCACATAGTCGAATGTTTCACGACCGTGATAGAAAGCTTCCATAGAAGCACTGACTATTGCTTGAGCCAATTGCTCAGACCTGGCACAGGTTTTAGACCCGACCTGAATCATAAGCATCTTGGCAATCGATTTCTTATCCAACGGAGCACACATCTTACCCAGCGTCTTGTTCCACACAAAACGTCGTTTAAGGAAAGTTGCATCCGTCAGCCGTATAAATGGCACCGACTCCTGTTCTTTCTCTGCCATTGTATATCCTAATCCAAGGTTCTCGAAAACCTCCTGGATAGCCGTATGGTTGTAAGCTTCATAGCCCTCTGCAACACACACAACGTGGTCATCACCATAAGTGGTGCCCACAGTGCGGTCAAAGAACTCGTCAACGTCAAAACCAACTTCTTCCCAGGCGTACATGAGATAGATAAGGTTAACAAAGCAGTTAAAAATAGTAGTCAATTGGTGCCCCGATACCTCACCACCAAGGAGGGTGATGAACATACCAAAATAGTCAACAGTAGCACTAGTCATTTCGGTGGCAATGGTTCGCATAGCAGTCAGCTCCTCTTCCGAGTAGTTTCCTGTAGCCTCGCACAGCCGTATGATAAGTGACATGACTTTTCGTCCTACCACAACTGGTATCTTCTTGTCGAAGAATGTGTAGTCGCCGGCTATGCAGCGTTCTAAGCCCAGCTTGGCAAGAAATTGGTACAGATCATCCCACTCCGAGGAGTGGCAGTTTAGTCCCACCGAACACCAGAATGGCATGCGGTTATTCTGCACTACTCTGCAAAACCCTCCGAAGAGCATCCGAACAATAATGAGAAAGTCGTACGGACAAGAGAAAAATACTCTCGTCTTTCCAGACTCAAACTTCTTGTAAGAGACAGGCTCATCTTTGAGATTCGCATCGAATACAGGATGCACACGCTCACCCTTGGTGAGTTTTTCATAAGCGAGTTCGATTTTCTCTTCCAGATCGTCCGTAAAACGGACTCCATCTTTCCAAGTCTCGTCCTCAAGCTGTATGAGGTGGGGTCGCTTTGGGCCGCGAATTGGGAAACCCATACTAGTGGATCTCTTAATCCCGTCGACGTATTTAACGCCAGGGAAACCGTTCACAGCCACATCAAGGCCATATGTGTGGCATTGCTCCCATTGGTCCTCGGGCACTGCTTTCCGTAAATGAACGAAAATGGCCTCCGAGATCCTATTGAGACGCTCCTCATCCATCCATTGAATGGGCTGAAGATACTCACACAGAGATAGTTGCTGTGACTTCCAACCTCTCATGTTAGGCGCCGTGAAATTGTCTCCAAACGGTAGCAGATCATTGTACTCTGAGTCGAGCAACTGTTCATGCAACTCCGTGTGGAAAACCAAAGTCTTGGGCCTACGACGAAATTCGGTAGTCTCACCATGGTACAAGAGAGATCCTCCCTTATGCCAGACAACATAAGATTTGTTCGATTCAATCAGTTCAACTCCATCTGTGTTGACCACTCCGCATTGGATTTGGTCTTTCAACAAATAGGACTCCACATCTTCATAAGGAACACGGGTGGCGTAAACCATACCCTTGTCCTCATCCAACATGAAGTGAAAACCGACGATAACCGGACCATATCCAGTATCTAGCACGAGAGGTGCCCCACAATCTCCGTAAACGGTTCTTGCAGAGCCAACGATACCAGCGTAACATTCCATCTGAAACTTATGTCCACCAACCTGGCGGTCGATAAACATCTTCCGCACGCGGTATACGGGAATCTTTTTGAAAGTTCCATCAAGCTGGCGAATGAGGTAAAACCCATCGTAAACTCCATCAAAGGTCTCTTTTACGAAATTCTTCGATATATTGGAGAAAACAACAGGAAGTGCCTCAGTACGCACAAACGCTATGTCTCGCAGGACATCTCTTGTCACCATACTCTCACCAATAGTAAAATCAATAAGAGGGTGAACGCCTTTGTCAAGAACAGTACCGTAGTAAATAGTAGCTTGGCAAGTTCGCCCTTTGGGAATCGTGTGATTATTCGTTATGAAACATGTCGAATTAAGCACAATGACTCTACCTTCTAGGTTATACTTACCGCCCTCGTCTTCACCATGGATGATCATGATTAGGCAGTTACGCAACAGACTCTTCTGTAATGCGTCCATATTGGTAGCACGCTTAGGAAGGAAATCAACCGAAGTCACACTTCTCTCCTTAGCGTTCCACACATTCTCGCGCTCAGTCTTTTCAGCTCGGGGATGATGCCCAACAGTACGTAGACGATTCGACATCTGGATTCTGCCACCAATTGGTGGCTCCAGGAAACGCATCACTACTTGTTTGAGCAAGACGATGGCTGCAACACTGCCAAAGAAGGCAATGGCGATTCTAATGAAAGGTAGTTTCCCACCATATTTCATGTCGATAGCAGCACCGATACCCTCGAAAATCATCTCTTGATTACGAGTTTTGATAATGGACTTACGGAACAATGCCTTAACACTGCTCCTTACCCAAGAGCTCTTCGCCGCGAAGCGAAAACCAACTCGGGCTAAAGCCCAATTGAAGTACAAGTACAAAAGAAAGGCGAAGATAGAATCCAGAATGGTTACTGAATCCTTTTCCGCAAGAGCACTGTCTTTTTCACAAAAGGTCTTTTCAAATTGAATGACCTGACGCGTTTCCACGTCATCTTTGGCCCACTCATAATACTGCTCAAAGTCAACGGCTAGCTCACGATTTGTGAAGCCGGACACTAAAGCAAGTGGAAGCGGTCCATAGCAGTAAAAATCGACAATGTACTTGTCGTCTTCTGTCATACCATGTCGAAACAAAGCCTTCGCGCTCCTTGCAAAACGCCGAGATACGGCGGAATTGTAGAAACGCGGTGGCCCTGTGGGAACAGTAGTTCGCCAAGGCATATCATGGGTACGTTCTGGTTGAAACCAATCAGGACACACCCCGCTAAAAGGCTCCTCTCCATCCGACTCACTGTCGGCGGATTGGGCCTCATCGCAGGGGTCACTTTTCGATTCCTCCTGACGGAAGATACGCACTTGGGTTTCTTCTGTTGATGCATCATCGCACGCGCACAACTGAATGGGCATACCACACTTCTCGCAAATAATAGTCCCAATAAACCTGTCTTGCTGCGCCAAGAAGTTATCCTGGTCAGCATTGTGACGGTCTATCAAAGGACCAAGCCACTCAAACAGTTCCCTGTAAGAGTGAAAGCGGTCGGTGATTTTATAGGTACCACCCATACGTGTGCCCTCACCCTGAACGGGAGTACGCACGATAAAATCCCAATAGTCTGGGAAGGTGTCAGGGAGATCAGCTTTCGCCGAGTCAATCCCCTCGCCCCCCGTTTTCCTATACATCTCCTTAACCACAGGCTCGATGTGAATTGGCAAACGCCTCATCACCGCAAACGGGCTTGAGAAAAAATACGGGATATTGAGATCCACTACATTGGAAGTAACGAACACAAGCTCAGAAAGAACCGGTGTCTTACCCTTATCATCAAGCGAGGCCTGAGGTGGGCAAAACGGTTGGTTATTCAATAGCTTGATCAGCAGAGACAAAGACAAATCAATGCCTTGCACTTTGCTGGCTGCGTGTTGGGCAGCATCATCAACTACAATAGTGTGCATCCTAGTACTAAAGTTCGTCATAAACTCTTCTTCAGAACTAAATTGGTACTTCCACCCTGGTTGCTGAGGTAAATTCCTCTTGGCACAATAGAAATGGTACAAGCATTCAAGAACACTTGATTTACCCACTCCAGGAGTGCCGTAAAGGACAATGCCCAATGGCTGTCTCCGAAGACACTGAGCCGATTGGACACAAAGAAACCTCTTGTGCAGGGTGTCCAGTTCTATGTTGAGTCCTACAACCAAACGATATTCCACAGATTTGCGGTCCATCATTTTCTCTAAGGTTTTACCCTCGAGTTGACAGGTGTGTAGGTCTTCCAGAAAACTGAAAATGGAAAAACCAGCGGGTTCTGGGTTATTCAAGAATTCGAAATTGGCCTTGAGCTTCTTGGCGTTGGTGAGCCATTTAGCACAAGATGTTCCGTCGAAAAACATCGGTGAGATGCTTCCGGACAGCATACACTGCCGGCCCTGCTTAGCCAACAAAACAATGAGTTGCATTAAAGCATCTACAAAACTGTGATATTGGGAAAGTGTGGGCACAATTTCTTCCTTCTCGAATCTCTCGAAAAGTTTCTCGTCGAATTTAATACCAGCCCTGTGGTAGAAACTATGGGCGATAATGTGATTAAACACTTTCGCGAGCTTCTGACCAACTAGGGACTTACATGATGAAGAATAGTTGAGGTAGAAATCATCCATACGATCAACCCAGCTTTCGCCGGATTGAATCATACGGAGATCTGCAATACCAGAAACAAAAATCTCCACCATATCCTTGGCTAAGAACAACGCTGAACGATCAAAAATAGAGCGTACAAACGAACTAGCGGCAATGGCAACATCGCCACTCGTCTGAGCGTTTCTCACATAATGAAAAAGCGTTGTAATGTCTTCAACAAATTTAACAGCCTCGCCATATTCTTCTCCAAAATCATGGAGTCGAACAAGTTTTGACTGTACTTGCGTTTTTCCTTCTCGCCGTGGGTTTCCCCAATGGCGAGGTGTTTCTCCAGTACATTCAGCAAAGTAGTAACTCTTCACCTTCTTGTTTCCGGGGCTCAGGAACATAGAATGTCCAATCGCATGCTTGGTGTAGTCTGAAAGAGAATACTGGCCAAACACGTGAAACTGAGGATCCACAAAATGGGAACAGCTACAGTTAGTTTGTGGCATATGACACACCACACACAAATCTGTGCTAAACGTACGGATAACGTCGTCAGCTGTAACAGCTTGCATTACGAAAACACATTGCATGTTAAGGACAACGTAAACCCAGAAACCACTAGCCCACGAGTCCCGAAGGACATAGCGAGCTAAGTGGTGATAGGGTGGGGGGACTGGCGGTAAAGCCAGTCCCCGACAGCACGTCACTGGAAAAGTGTCGTGCTCTTCATGTTCTTCACCTTTCGGTACGTCGCAACATGGCATCGAAATGGTTAATACCCTTTCAGGCATACCCCATTTCGGGTCTTTTGTTTCGTCTTGTGACGATGTGCTTCTAGCGTCCCGACGCATCAGGGCACGCAAATCAGATTTGATTTTTTGTGGCATGATGATTGGGATGTGGCTGGAAACTGGATGCGCTTAAGGAATGCGAACCCAACTGTTTAACATACAGAGATGGTGACCTTGACTTTAACATGGTCGGTATTATTATCCGTTACCGGAAAGGAGCACTAAAAACGCTGGACAGTGTTTATCATCTAGAGAGAAAGTCCCATCTAGCTGGGGTCTCTAACGTCGGGAATCCAACCACGGAGAGGTTAGGACTGATTACCAGTTCATTAGTGTGCTACCACTGAAAAGTATTACTTCCCAGTCATAAGAATAATAAGTGTGTAGGGAAAAAGAAATGCGAAAGTCTTCTGATTTTTATTTTGTTTTTGTCCCTCTTTTATTATTTTTCTGTTTCAGAGCCCTGGATATACCGGGATACTCAATATAGATACAAAAATTGGGTGTCCTTATATTTTACATGGCCGACGTGGCCATGGGACCGGCTAAAGTCCGGGTGCCCCTGCGCAGAACGCAGGCACGGGGGATATAAAATTCGGGAGGACAAGTCCTCCTATATGTGGTCTTTCTCCACAACAACATACCCTTTCCCCAAAGGGATATATTGGTTGGCAGGGGTTTGATATTATTTGTCTGTAAAAAAGTCAACGTCTTACAACGGTTAGAACCGAAGTGCGTTCGCAATTGCTTTCACCTCGAATGCGGGTCATACTAACATAGCTACTAACTACGACGACAAATACTTCGAAGCGTCTACAAAATAAACAGACTGAGTGATCATATCAAGTCACTCTTTTGAGGGGGGTTCCACCCCTCTCGAAACATAAGCACGGCTGCCACCG